AAGGTCCCTAACCTGTGCATCAGCCACAGATTGTTTGTAGGTCTCACTTGGTCTTGTTAATACTTGTACTATCTTTGCCATTATCTTCTACCATCCGCTTGTAAATCTAATCTAAATGTGCCGAGCTTCCAATCTTGAGCTGTGCTTGTGTTTTCTACTTTTAATGCGATAGCTCTAGCTCTGGCTCTTGTATCTACTTTTGTTGTAGACGAAGTTACTGTAAAAGGTCCTAACGAAGAACTAGCTGCAGTATCATTTGAATAATTTTTTAAATTAAGTGTAATTTGTGTATTACCTGTTTGTGAAACAAAGTCTGGTATAAATCTTCTTATCTTCATCATAAACTCTCCGTCACCTCTAAGATCTGCAATATTAGTTTGTGCACCTCTAATTACTCTTTGTGTAATATCAAAGTCTCCTGATAATATGTTTGCTTGAATAGCTGTAACTGTACCACCTTTAACTTGATCTGTGCCTGTCTCATGTTGATAATATGTTGTAATACCGTCGGTGTTTCCTTGCACGTATGTAGATGATGTTGCAGGTTCCACTCCATCGGCATCATATTCTAAAGCATGTGGGTTACCAAACACTGCAGAGTCAGCCCACGCTGTTCTAGCTAGTGTTCCCACTGTCCATATTGGTCTTCTTGCTGATGAGTCTTGATAATTATAACAAACCATTCTGTTTACAACTGCAGAGTTTGCTGTAGGATAAAACCACATAATTTCACCAAACAAATTATTTAATCCTGCACTAATCATTTGATTACCAGAATCTAAATTAATATCATCGTATACAAAGTCCTCCACTAAACATGGTAAAGATTCAAGAGCACCAGCATATTTAAAGAAACCGTTTTCTGAAAACCAGTATGCGGCACCATCCACCTCTACTGCTGCATTCTTACCTGCAAGTCCACAGTTTGTACCTGCTTGTACGAAGGCAAATGTAAAAGGTTGACCTACGAATCTTTGTAAGAATAAAGCTGTGTCTGTGTAAACATAGATTGCATCTCTACCTCTAATCGCTCCCATGATCCGTGATCCGTCAGCCAGTCTTTGTGTGCCAGCCGTGTTGGTTGCTGTAGGTGTGTAAGTATTAATATCTTCTTGGTCTGAGAATCTAATGAACATATCATCTTGAGTAGACTTATCACCAATCGTTGTTTCTGTACCAAAGAATACTAAGTGTCGATCCGGTGTAGATACTAACATATGTCTTGAAGCTGTAGGTGCGTTAGATATGATAGTAGCTCTAGAATTTGTTGCATCTGAAGCTGCAGAGTTCCACTCAAAAACTTCACCATCTACAATTAAACAAATAGCTTTGTCACCAAAGTTGTCAATGGACCACATACCAGGATCTACAATTAAGTCTCCCGATGCTGCTTCACCCCATGCTACGAAACTAGATGAGTTGGTTACTGTTGCTCCAGCAGAGTGTGATGCTGCAGTCGTATTTCTTACACCTCTTGTTACACCGGTTAGTGTGTTTGTAGATATACCTGTGTAAGATATTTCTTCTGTTCCTATCTGAACAAAGTTTGTACCTGATGATGGAAACTGTGATGCATCGTTTAATGTTATACTTGTAGAAGATGAAGATATGTCAGAAGATAGAACTGTTGTGAACGCTCCTACTTCTGTTCCACCCCAAGATCCAAGTGACCAACCAAAACCTTGTGATTGCACATCTGGTCCGACTCTAAAATAATGCTGTACTCTAATACCACCAGAGGTTGTTGCACCAGATCCTGTTTCTGCGGATGGCATTGTAATAGTAATTGTATTTGATGCAGGCACTGTTGTTGCCATAAATCTTATATCATCAAAATCTGATGCACCAAAGTTTGAACCTGTGATAGATGAAAAGTTATCTAATAAAACAATGTCACCAGCCTGTATACCATGATCACCAGAAAAGTTTATTGTAACGACCGCTGATCCGTTAGTCGTAGTAAATGCATTTGATAAAGTGTTTGTAGATTTAATTGGGTGTATGTCGTAAAACACACCACCAGAGAAAGCGTATAAAATTCTGTTTGATCCTATAATAGAGTATTTTCTACCCTCACTATTAGTAAATTGATGTAAAGCTCTAGCTGCACCTGTAATATTGTCAGCACCTAATTGTTTCCAACCACCTATCTTTTCAGGTGTAGAATACCTAAAACGGACATTATCACAGTCTATCCACTGACCCTCCGCAGCTGTTGCAGTAACTTGTTTATTTATACCAGGTTGAAACCCTATCTTTTGTAGCATAGATCTCCAGATTATATTAGATTGCGTTGATATTCAACGTTATTTGGCTCCTGTTGGAAGACCCAACATAGCTCTTTTATCATACAAATTAGACTTTGCAAATGGTCCATCTGCATGATTATAGTGTAAAAATACTTGACCACAAAGATTACCTTGAAAAGGCTCTCTCCAATGTTCTAGCTCACATCCAGAGTAAATAAGCATATCCCCTACATTTAACTCTACTTTTACACCTTTAGGTGCATTGGGCTTATGTATGTTCTTATACTCGTCTATGACGTTGTCAGACCCCGTAGGATCGATAAATATAGGCCATGGATCTCCACCTAGATTTAATGTGGTAGATATCTCACAACTAGGTCTATCTTTATGTCTTTTTAATTCAGACCCTTTTTCGTAAACCCTAGCGTAAGAATAGGTAGGCACTAAATTTAAACCAGTTTTTTCTTTCATTACAGGGAGCACTTTCATAAGTAAAGTTTCCATAACATGATCACCATAAATAGAATAACATCCAGGAACTTGTTGATCTGTCCAAGTTCCATAAAAACTATTTTGAGCTATAAGATTGTTATCATACATAAAACCAATAGCGTCCCTTTTTAAAAGAAAATAGTTATAGCAAAAGTTTGCTAACTCGTAGGATACTGCGTTTTTTATAACTGTGTATTTATTAAAAGAGGCCATGTTGTGTAAAATTAAAACTTATTGATATTCTTGTATCATTTGACTGATTAAGGTCAACAAGATGTTCTAGCCATGCTGGAAACATAATAACTCTATTTTCAACAGGTTCTACATGTAACTCTTTCCATAGATGCTCAGGCAAAGGCACCTTTTTTTGATTTGGAAAAATATATTTTGGTCCAGGTCTAGGGTCATTAAATTTTATTTGACCAGAATTTTTAGGAACTTTAACATAGTAGGCACCACTAAAAAAACTATTTGCATGAACATGATTTCTGTTAAAGCTATCTTTATAATTTATATTAGCCCACATGTTTCCCAAATGAGGTTTGCTATCTAAAAATTCTTCTTTATAGATATCCTCTTGCATTTTATATAATTCATCCACTAAAGGTTTAAACACAGGTATGGTGTGCATATTAGTTTTACTATGCCAACCTTTTACATTAGTTTTTTGTACACCTGGATCTTTTTGAGACCATTCCATAATCGCTCTTTCAAAGAGTTTAATATCTAGTTTTAAATCTTTTGCGTAAATTAAAGTCGGAAAAAAAGCTGCTTTCATCATTTAACAAAAACCCC